CTGTGTTCTAGGGTATCTGCTTTGATTTTTCCAAGAGCCATTATGCGAGGTCTCCACAAAATTGCATTTGAACATACTCAACGTCCTGCAAAGCTTGATTATCGGAACGTGCTATCTGAAGTTTATTTACGCCAGTTGTAGCTTGGTCAGTGCTTGCGTCATTGATACACATATCCGTATATGAGCCTTTAACTGAAGATGTCCCAACAACCGAAAAATCATTATTTGCAAAAGCATTTGTTACGTTTATTCCATACACTCCAGTTCCATCGTCATCGCTGGACGAGACGTTAAGACTATCTCTTACTGTTGCGCCTGATGCTGTACCATCAAAGTTCACCCAAGCCTTCGCCAGCCCCTGCTGTAAGCTAGTAGTCGTGCTATTACCTTCGCCTGTAACGAGGATAACGCCAGCGGTGCCTACGCCAGTGAGTTTGTCTGTTTTTACCTCACTCATGCTAGGTCTCCGTGCAACATAGTAGATTGTGCGCGGTCAGTGAAAGTAGAAGACTCAACCATATTTCCTCTATATCCCGTAGATGACTGAGCGTCTATGTAAGGCTTGTCCATAACATTACCTTGCGGCGAAATACATATAGACATAGAGTTTCCATCCATGTTGCTTGTAAAGGCTATAGTTTGTTTTCCTGTACCAGTGTCTGCCATTGAAGCCACGTTAAAACTTTTTAAAATAGTTGTGCCAGCTTCATTACCTAAATGAAAACATTTAGCCGCTGTCTGCTTAGTCAACGTAGCCGCACCACCGCCTGTTGATTGAATGGTATCTGCTTTTAATGTACTCATAGCGTCACCAATGTCCCACCGTTTTCCACGGTTAATGTAACACCAGAAGCCACAGTAAATGGGCCAGTTACGTTGGCGTTCTCTGTGGCTAGTATAGTGATGTCAGATGTAAGTGATTGTGCGTTGGTACGAAACAAACCACCGCCCTTGAAGTTACCCTTGTTCTCAGCGGCAGGAGCGACTGTGCCAAGGGCGTTACCAAGGTAGTTTACAAATATATTGTTACCAGCGTTACTAGATGGAGCCGCACTAAAGGTAAGCGTTGTGCCATTCGGGACAGTGTATGCGTCCCCAGCTTCCTGAATAACGCCGTCCACGGAAACCAATATGCTCTGGGCAGAGCTTACAGAAGTTGTAAGCGTAAACGTAGTCGCGCTGCCATCACCACTAAACTCTTGAACAGCAGGAATGCTCTCAAAGTTTGTAGCAGGATTGTTACCATAATACGGCATCAGGTGATCTCCATAATACTCGCTACTGTGTCAACGCTGTTGGCGGTATCTGATTGAATTATCAAACTGTGACCCGCCTCCAACACAATCTTGTTTCCAGCCATGTACTCAAAACTAGACGCGGAAGGGATAGGTATATCTTTTGCAAGAAATACAACCTGCCCAGCGTTGAGCTTGATGTCTACGGTAACTTGACTTGTTGAAGTGTTAGCTAAAGTCAGGCCAATAACAACCGTAGTAGTGCTTGCTGGCGCGGTGTAGACAGTCATATCACTTGCCGCGACTACATTTGCTCCGTTGAACACTTTGTTCTTAAACGTATTAGCCATGAGTTTACCCCTTAACCTACATCGTCAAGTAAAGCGATAACGATTGCGTTAGCTGTTGCATCACCCGTTCCGCCAAAATCGGAAGAAATAGCATGAAGGTCTGCAACGGTTACATTAGGTAAACGACCAAACCATGTTTCTGATGCGCCAATAAAGATACCGTCAGCTAGGTCGTTTGCTGCGGTGCCTGCGTCAATCGAAAGCATAATACCGTCTGCGGAAGATAGGTTCTGAACAAACAGAAATTTAACCTTATCGCCCGTTGCAACCGCTGTTGGAGCGGTATCTTGGTCAACCGCCGTATAATCAATAAACGAGCCAGCAATCAAATCAGCAGAAGTTGTAGTAACCGCTGTTTTCTTGTAATACCACTTATCGTTTACGTCTACAGGAGCAACATTCATGCTCCCTGATAGCGTCACCGCTATCTCGTCTGGCAACATTGTTGCCGAAATTGAAATGCTTGCTGAGTTTGCCATTTTTTACTCCTATCCTAAAGCTATGGCTAGGGCCGTAGCTGTACCAGCTATAGCCGTATTATTATCTAGTTGAAGACTATCCCCAACGCTCACTACGCCACCACCAGAACCCGCGCCATCAGCATAGACAATGTCTGTGCTACCATTAGCGATAGTGACCACAGTTCCTGATCCTTGTTTAATCTGTGCGCTGCGGCTCCCAGTCAAGGAGTTTTTTATAATGAAGAATTTTGCTGCTGTGTTAGGCGCAATCGTGACCACATTGGTTCCACCAAGGTCAGACCCGCTGTCAATAATGTTAATGACGGAAAACATACCTGTCTGAACATTGCTTTGTCCAGAAGTAGGAGAAGCCACTCGTATAGTAAGATCAGTTGTTAAATCTGAAGCTGTTAGGTCTGCCGCACCTGTTACTCTGTCAAAAATATCAAAGTTGAAATTGGTGACATCGCCCCAAGTACCAGACAACTCACCTGTGGCTGGTTTTTCTATACCCAGGTTTGTACTAAACGAACTAGCCATACATTGCTCCTATGCCGCTATATCTGTCCACGAAGGCGTTTGTGACGGGGTGTCCTTCGTCCAGTCTGTTGATACGCCTGCCACTGCTACCCAATTTGGAGTTTGGTCAACATCAATTTCATCATATATCAGGACTATACCAGTATTTGCAGACGCTGTAACCCCCGTAACTAAATACTTAGATTCTATAACAGGGATAGTAGTTGCATTTCCTGTTGCGGTGCTTCCTGTAGCACCTACATCAGCGTTTGCAGTAACACTTTCAGAGCCTACCGCTGAAGTAGCAGTAGAACCCGTAACAGCATATTTAGACTCTAAAACAGGGACGGTGGTGGCAAGACCGTTTGCACTTGCCCCAGTTGGGACAATTACACAGGTTCCTGTAACACCCTCATCCCCAAGACTTGTTGTGGCTACTGCCCCAACGCCAGCTACATTAGCCGAACAGTTTGTGGTTTCCTCACCAAGCGAGGTGGTTCCTACAACGCCCGTAACAGCAACAGGAAGCGCCTCGTTCCAAGCTAGTTGGCCCCAAGTGCCGCGTCCCCAACCATTAATAATTGCCACGGGATTACTCCATTACGCTATGCGGATAATGGCATTACTCGCATCGGCTGTCGGAAACTGCACTGTAAAAGTACCAGAAGTAGATGTTTTGTTAGAGGTAAAATCTAAGACTGCTACTGCTTTATCGCCGTTTGTGTCATTGTAAATCAAGGCACCCATCGCAGTTATAGTAGCGGTAGTGAAGCTAAGATCCGCAAAATCAGTAAGGGCCGTAGTTCCAGAGGTGGTTGGAGCAATATTAGTTAACGCAGTTCCACCTGTAGCGTAAGACCCACTTGAAGCAACTTCTCCTGTTGTAACAAAGGCAGTTGTTGCCGCGCCTAAAGTTGCTGTAGAGCTAGATTTTCCACCGCTACTTTCGGCATATAACGCAAGTTTAAACGAATTACCGTTTGTAGCAAAATTATGTGTGCCTAACATCAGTTCTTGCTTAAATGATGTACACATCGCTTGTGCAATAGCCATTACAGTCTCCCTATAGCTTGGGCTAGTTCCAGTTGACCCGCTTCACGGACTTTCGCACAAATTGTAGCACGTTCTTCCTTTCTAGCCAACTGTACATAATAATGCACCAGATTGTGAACTTTATCCTTAAAAGCCTCAGCTTGAAGTCTAATAGGTTCAGGAGCATCGTCAGAAATATAAATAATTTTGTTTGCTGCCATTTCCGCAATTTGATCATTAGATAAGCCTCCGTTGTCTGAGGTTATAATGTTTACGGCTCCCACCGTAGCTACACTTAAATCAAACATTATCGTGCCTTCCAAATAAGATAGGGTTGCTTTCCACGGGCTCTGGCGGCATAACTTCTGATTGTTTTGTTATCACTAGCCCTCCATTTTCTACCATTTGAACAAATGGGTCATCAAGTCTATGGTATCCATATAGCTTTTCGTTGTCAGGAACATTCGTGTCTAATAAAGTAGACCTATGGGCCACTTCAATTTTAATCCCCTTTGAAACAGCTATAGCGCACCAAAACTCAACACATGCCCTGCCTGATTCCGCCATACTTACATCTCTGTAAGTATAGTCAATTCCATAAAGACAAATCTTAGTTGCTTTTGCCCAGATAGCATAAGCAACAGCATAAGCAACGGTGTTGTTAAAATAACAGTAGCCAAGTTCAGTAGCTACTTCTTTGAGGGGAAACAGTTCTAACTGTTTTACTCGTTTATCTAACTGACAAGTAATAATAGGTTTTTTGTTCTGTTTTAAAAACTTACGAGCAATACCCGTTTGAGATCCAGCGTTTTCTGAATCAAGAAACCTAGACACAGGATCCATCATAAACGTTTTATCAACGTGAATAATACCACCAATACAGTTTATACCCCATACTTCGTCAAATTCTTCAGAGGCAACTCGCGCAGATATATAATCAGCGTAGCTGCTTCCAAGCCCAACAATTGCTATTTTCATGTCTTGTTTGCCCTTACTAGCCCTTCACGATATGCGTCTGTGTTCTCTACACCATCAGCGTAGTTCTTCAGCCTTTGAAGAGACTCTGCATACCTAGCTATGTATAACTGAAGTATGTCTGTCTCGCCCTTCATAAATGTATAAGCCTCAATTAATGAAGCATACAACAGAGCATTAGGGGCATTTTCGCTTACCCATGTTAAAGTAGAATCAGCACCAGTAGAAACAACTGTGCCTGTTGCACCGCTTGTTGCTCCTGTAACTGTTTCACCTACTGTGAAATCTGTGCTAGGAATAATAATCCTAGATGTGGTGGATGTTAAAGCCTCTCCAATTGTGGTTGTTGCGCCACTTGTGCTACCTGTAATTGTTTCACTGTCAACAAAAGTCCCAGTAACACTGCTTAAAGTTAACACAAACTGACTTACAGTTAGGCTATCTGGCCTATAAAAATAATGCAATTCAGCAGAGTAACTGGTGTCAGGAACAGGAGACAAAATAAAGTTTTGATAATCATAAACAGCGTAATATTTTGGAGTTCCAGTTGCAGATGTAGGATTAAACTCTTGTATAAAATTAACGTCTTTCTGTAATAAAAATTCTTTAGTGCTAGAATTTGTAACACTTAAGCTAAAAGAAGCTAAGTAATCTGTGGGAACAGCTAAGAACTGGTTATCAGAAGTTGTTGTTCCAGTTACGTTCTTGCGAAAATAGTCTAAATCAACTTCTTTTAATATTCTTTCTTCTGCATTTTTAATGAAGAAACTAAGGTTGCTTATAAAAGTAGCCTCAGAGTTTTCTGTCCATTGTTGCAAAGCTGTCTTTAATGTTGAATATGTAAAGCTCATGTTGTCACCGTTACCGTTCCTAAACTAGCAGTAGCCTCAAAGCTATTTAGTTCGGTTCCTATTATGCCAAGACCAGTGTTGGTATAAACAACAAAAGCCATAAAATCTTCACCTATTTGAATGTCTGGACGAGCATCACGCAAAGATTCTGCATCAATTGTATGTCTAACAGATTCTATTTGAGGATGCTTTTCTTCGTATTCGTCTTTTCCAACAAGAAGCCCATTCCACTCCTTTCTCATGTCGCGCAAACGATACCTAAATCCAGATCTGTCAGAAATACCATAAGCATCTTTCCCAGCGGCAAATTTACCCATTACCTAATCCTGTAGAATTGAAGGTTGGGGCTTACATTAAACGATGCTCTATCACGATCTTCTGCCTGCGCCTTATCAAACTCTTCATCATATATGGTTTTTAACACCTGTATTCTTTCTGGCGCTTTCTTAATGGACAGGTAGTAAGCAAGTCCAGCAGCTAAACAGGGATAAAATCTAAACGGAACATCTACCGTGTTGGAAAAAGTGTCAGCGTCATCAATTCTTGTCAGGCAATCGTAAATCAGTACATCTGTACTGTTTTCAGGAGTAGGCCAGATTTTGATTACAGGTGTTACCTGACGATCAATAAAAAACTGCGAAGGCCTAGATTGAGTGTCTTTTGAATTTATTGATATATAAGAATCTCTGCTTATTCTTGACATGGACAAGTCAGAATCGCTTCTTCTCACAACCATAGACAGAACATCAATAACGTCTGCATCAATAGTATAACTAGCAGTGCCTTGCGTTAAAGCTTGGGTACGCTGCGCAATAGTCCATTGATTAAGGCCGCGATTAGCCCAATCAGCAAACATTAAATTTAAAGAACGCTTGGCGGTCTTTAGGTCGTAACCAGTGCGAACCTCTAATCCACATCTTTCAAAAGCTTCTTCAATGTAATCACTTACATCTAGCTCAAAGTTAGTTGACCCAGAAACAGTCATTATTTATCATCCGCATACAGGTTGTTAAAAATCTGATTCACATCCATTGTATAGTCTAAATCTGATTTTGAATAGTGTATATGCTGTGAGGGCAAGAAATCAGGAGCGCCTTGCCCAGTTTCAAACCATGCTGGATGTGTAGTACGAACACGGTTATTAGGCAAAGCAACGATATTTCCAGTATATTTACCCGCGTCCAAAAGCTCTAAAACATGACTTTGTTTGTGCTGCGCTGGGTCATCAGCTATTTCGCTTTCCGTGTAATCTACTGTAAAATAGTATTTTGCTGGGAAAAAGTCTGAACCTATTTTCGCCAACCAAGGGCAAGGGTGAGTTCTTTCCATACGGTAAACAGCATGCGTATGAGACATACAATCCCAAGGTTGAGCCAAATGCACGGGCATCGGTTCAGGCCACTCTTCAAAAGGAGTGTCTCCAACTAACGCTGTAATGGGCATACGAGCCCACATCGCACCGCCATGAACATTAGGGTCATCAGTACCATCTACTTCGCATCCAGTAAAAATCATCTGAAAACTTAAGCATCTATTTGGTATGGTAGTAACCGCAATAGCCATGCCGTGCAAAAATTCACCATGATAACGCTCGTGATTTACCGTATACTCACGGCGAACCCAGCACTTAAAGTGAGGTATATTGCTTTGTAAAAAAGGCATTTTAGGCCTTTACTACCTTCATCCCCATTTTCTTTGCAGCCGATCTAAGTTGAGCTACAGACATTTTTGATGCACCACCTTTAGCCATGCCTTTTTTCTTCATTGCAACGCCGCCCTTAGCGTAGCCTTTTTTCTTCATCATGCCACCGCCACGCATTTTTGCAACGCCACCTTTAGCCATTCCTTTTTTCTTCATCATTTCTTGGTTCTCCTTTTTAAAGATTTAACTCTTCTTGGCTTACCCGCTGGTTGACCAAGTTTTTTCTTCTGTGTTATTCTACTACTTTTTTCTTTAGCTGTCATCTCTTTGGAGGTTTTAGGGGTCTTAGAAGAGATCCTTTTGCTGGGGCGACAATATGGAGTACCCCGTTTTTCACCTTTGCTACGCCCACATGCTTTCCCCGTGGAAACGTCTTTCCAGTTTTCTTTGAACCATCGCTTGAGAGCAAGCCCACTTTTTGTTTTCCTTACTGTCATTTACACTCTCTTATATTTATTGTCACATCGGTAGCTTACAGACTTGTATGGCGCAGGAAACAAAAGCTGTGTGTCTTGGAACATCTGAAGCACACGCTCAATACACTCAGCCTGCCTATCGTATGGGCCTTTGGCATCTACTACCTCAATACAATCAGCACCAAGTAGCGGCGCACATATTATAAGAACCGCTGTAAACATCAGTTGCTCGCAAACATGATTGAGGCTGTGATGCAGACAGCAACAAATATTATAGCCATAAGAGATATGCCAACAGTCTTAGCAAGCTCCATCAACTCATGGTTCTTGCGATTGCGTTCTACCTGTTCTTGCTTTGCTACTTCTTTGGCTTCTTGTATCCGTTTAGCACGTTCATTGACAATGCCAGACCACGTTCCATGACCGAATCTTTGGTCAACCATCACAGACACTTCATATAACTTTTCTGCCGCAAGCCGAGCGTCAATAGTTTCTTTTGCCACAGAACTAACATCAAACTGGTTTACACCAGATTTTTTGTTTCTAGCGCGTTGAGTCTGTTGCTCACCAGCAAACAGGTTGTCTATATGATCAGCTATTTCGCCAATGTCATTAGCTGTACCGATAGCACTTTTAATTCCGTCTACTGCCGCTTTTACTAAGCTGATACCTGCTAGTGCAGTGCTAATCGGTTCCATAAGACCCTCTAAAACTTAAGAATATTTAGTAGATTTTCTTCTATTTTCCATTATTGCGCCACACCCTCTTGCGATGTTAGGGTTTTTTGAAGGACGCTTTGCCCTTGTAACTGCCCCTCCATTATTCATTGTAACAGCACCACCAGTGGCCTTCTTCTTGGCTTTCTTCTTGCCGCCAGTGCCGTAATTAGCGGCACCAACTTTTCTGCATTTCGCAATAGCGCCTGAAGCATATGCGCTTGGAAAAACTCTGTAACGAGCTTTTACTTTACTATAACAAGCGTCTTTTGGCATTTTAGAACTCCGCTTTGACGGTGAATTTGAAATCTGCTTCGGGATCGAACTGCGCGAGATTGTCATCGTAAGTCCTTCCTGTGAATTCTTCCCACATAGGCCTAATCATGTCATGAAGCTGGTCTATTTTTTCATTATTAGTATCAATCTTCATAGCCATGACTGCCACATTTTTATCAACTTCAATAAGAGTTGATGAAATCCATGTAAGACCAGCGACACAAGCGCCTATAAAAGCTACAAAAATAGTTCCTGCTACGAACTGAGAACTTAACATTTCCACCTTTTTCTAGCCTGACGCAACCGACTGTTAGGGTTTTTAGCTGCCTTTGGAAACTTCTTCATCTGCCCAGCAGACCTAGCGCAAAATGATTTGCGTCTTTTGGCAGCTGTGCTTCCTTTTTTAACCTTGCCAGTAACTGCTGTTTTAAGCTTGCTACCAGGATTAGCTTTTCTATAAGCTTTTACGCCTTTTTCTGTCATTCCCGCGCCTTTTTTGGTAGCGCGAAAATTACCAGATTTCACCGAGTTTTTAATCGGTGTTTCTTTTTTTCTAGGCATAGAAAAAATTCATCATATCAATCGTACCAACTGTGTATTTAATAGATAAACCGCTTTGAAACAAAATCCCTTCATCTGGGATAGTATTATCTAGCGTTGTATTATCTGTGCCAATGGTTCTTGCCTTAAATAATACAGTCCCATCCTCTGGTGTTCCATCAACAAACTCAATAACACCTGCTGTTCCGCCAGATACTATTGAATATCCTTTAAGTCTAACTGGCCCACCAAAAACAGCTTGAGCCGCAGTAGCAAGAGATCCTACAATTATGTTCCCTGCAAACTGTGCAGAACTTGTAACTGAAGTAACTGTTTTAAAATATTTAGCTCCATCTACGTTTTCAGCAGAACCAGTAGAAGTAATTACTTCTGTTATCACGTTGTCAAAAACATCTGTACCGACAATAGTATTACTTTTACCGTTGTCACTTGTTCCTGCCGTTGTCACTGATAAGACTCTGGCTCCGCCAGAAGCAAATGCAGTATTTGCTAAAGTTGCAGCAGTATTTGGTCTAGCGGCAGTGACAATAAAATCATCATCCGCTACTACTTCATCGCTGATAAACTGGACTTTTACGTCTGAACGACCCATTTTAATCTCCTTAAAAAGAGAGGGTTTTACCCCTCTCTAAAAAAATTAACCGTTATTGAAATCAAATGCTGCGCCGTGAATCTTTATAACCAGCTTACCCGCAGTATAGGCAGCATCAGTTGCATCACCACACGTTAGATACAAAAACTTCTTAGTAAGTGCCGCTAGTGTCGCTCCACCGTCTGCTTCAACATAAAACCCAAGTGTTAAATCTCCGTTGTTAAGGAGAACAGTCCCACTTGTGACAGCCGCATTTTCTGCGTCCGTTCCAGTTGCAGAACAAACAAGATTAATATCTGGATCTCCACCTGTTGGAACTTCTAAACAAGCGAACTCAATCAAGTAAGGAATACCATTAACAGCAGTAGTCAACTCAGCAATATAAGCGTTTGCCGTACCGCCATCAGTACCAATAACATCATCCGCGCCACCTGAAGCAAGCCCACCGTGAAGATCAACAAGAATTGTTGTCGTGATGTCTCCACCAATTTTTGTAACAAAGGTGTTGATGGCTGCATCAGCAATACCAGAGCCATGTGCGTTTGGAGTAATGTTGAAGATAGTAGCCGCTGTACCCAAGCTGGCGTTATTTGCACCAGTAGACGTTCCTGCTGCAACAATATTGTTTACACCAGATGTAGCAACTTTTTGAACCTCAAGAACACCGCCGCTTGTCGCAACAATATGGTCAGTAAAAGTTCCAAGCGTAGAGCTTTTTGAAATGGTTTTGAATCCATTTTCGGAGCGTACCGCTCCGTTGAAAGTAGTAGTAGCCATTGAGATCTCCTGTCGTGGCTAGAGTCAGCCCCACATTAGGGCTGTCAGGGAATAAAAAAACTATACATCAAAAAAGAAAGGGCGGCAACTGCCGCCCCTTCCAACAAGAACAATTGTTCTAATTTATGCTGCGCCCGGTGAACCGAACACTGCGCGAGGATCGCTAAAGCCGAAGCTATAACGCTCACGAGCCTTGAACCGCATGTTGCCAGTATCGAAGTCAGCTTCCATACCAGTTGACATTGGAGTTCTTTCAAAGTGCTTAAAGCCGTTAGGCGCATCCGTCTTGATAAAGAAAGCATCTGTATCAGTCAGGAAGTGATTAACAACGTAACCTTCAGGCAACATACCCATATTTCTATGAGCATTTACATCGTTGTCGGCTGTGCCTGGACGAAGTGTTGACTCAAGAAGGCGATCAGCAATGAACTGAAGCTGTGGTGGAACAATTAATTTCATACCGCGAAGTGCGATAATCATGTTCCGCTCATCAACGAATGTTGAGATGTCAATAAGAGCATTCTCAAGTGATGTTTCGTTAAGGTCAGCAGCCACTGTTGGCTCGTTACGAAGAGTACCACCGCCAGCTAATGGGTGGTCAGTAGCACAAAGCTCCTTACCATCACCGCCTGTAACGCTGCTGCTGAATGCATTATTCAGTGTTGCCGCAGCCTTAACTTGCTTTGTGTGCGCCATAGAGCGTGCAAGAGCTTTTGTATAACGTGCGCCAAGGCGGTCATACAAATTATCTTCCATAGCTTCTTCAGTCAACGCAAACGCAAGTGCGATTGTCTCATGTGAGTAACGTGCTGTGTAAGCCTCTGAAGCAGAGTCAAACGCAACGCCAGATCCCTCTGACTTAGTATTTGCATTACCAAAGCCTACGAGCATTACCTCTTCTTCAAATGCACGATCTGAAGACTCGGTGTCGTAAATTTCAGCATGCTCGGCATCGTAACGATCATATTCCATTCCGAATAGAGCGTTAAGGCCGGGCTCTAGCTCTTTCGCTAGTTGAGCTCTTGAAATAGCCATTATTCGGCCTCCTTATGCTAATCCAGCGCCTTTAACGCCGAACATGTGGTTTCCAATTACACACAAAACATTTGTATGTGCTGATCCTACATCATTGTTTTCAGGATCTTCTGAAATATCAATGACTTTTAAAGGCAACGATGTTGCCGTTCCGCCGTCTGTGACTTGCAATTCAGCCCCTGAAAGACCTGTAACGGTGCTTCCAGCAGTTGTGTAAACAATATCAAAGTTACCCAAAAGATCTGCTACAGGGAATGCAATCGCAGCTTGAATTTCAAAGATAACCATAGGGTCATCAATGATAAATGCGATTATGTCAGAAGCAACAGTGCTTGCAGGATAGAAGTTTGAAAAAGTTTTCTTTCCTGTTGTTGGGTCAGTGTACTCACATCCATTAAACACGCCAACAATAGGAACAGTCCCACCATCAGCATGAACTTCAATTCCGCCGCCAGTTACTTGCATAACCATATCGCCTTGGAAAATTGCAGTGCCATAATTGCTGGCAATGCGATAACGGCTTTGCCCACCAGTATAGGGTGTTCCACCTATCCTTTTGACGGGGCGCATGCCAAATGCGGCATCTTGATTCGCCATAATTTAGTCTCCTTGACTAATTGTCCCCTCCCTTCGGGCCACCAAAGGACACGGAAGAGGAACGTTGAGGTTTTTGCTTTGGCATGTTTGGATTGTTTTCACGCATCCAATCACGATCCACAGCTTCCATTTGATTTTGCGTCACTGATTCGTAGTGAGCAGTTCTTTGTTCCACGATTTCTTCTGGTATTCTGGCTAAAACCAGACCACCTACGCCAATCACGCCAGCGTTTTTTCCTTCATCCAAAACAGGGGCATCAAAATCAGGATGGTCTTCTGCTTTTACAAGCTCCCATCCTTCACGCCTCTTTTTGTGAATATTGTTTTTATCATCGTAGCCCATGACAGATTCACGGATCCAACGGTGTTTGTAGCCAATAGGGGCTTCTGGAGCCTCAAGTGTTGAAGGCGGTTTCCAATCGGCAGTTCTCGCTTTTTTTTCACGGGTTTGCGAATCCCGGCTTGCACGATCAGTCATTTCGCTTTCCTCTCAAGTTTCGCTACCTCTTTTGCGTATAGCTCAAGAGGAATTTTCATTTTAGTAGCAAAAGCCACCTGTCCCGGCGTTAGTTCCACCGTCTTTTTCCGTCCACTTTTAGATGACCGTCCATTGGACGCAGGAGCAACAGCTTGGACGTTCTGCCGTTTATCCTGAAATTTGTGCGGCATTTCTTGGCGCATGCGCCTATCTATTTCCGCGTAATACTCGTCTGATGAAGGATCGTAATCTTCAACCCCCACCAGTTGCTCGTGCAAAGCCTGCGCTCCACGAGTCATAAACATATCCCCTTGAGGTCCAAACCAAGGGTTTTTGCTCATCCAAGACTCAAGCTTTGGGTCAAGATCATTTTCTGATCGTTGCTGTCTTTGAGGTGCTTGCTGTTGCTGAATTGGCTCCGCAGCTTGTCGCTCTTGGCGACCCTTTTGAACACGAATGCGTTCTTTTTCAATGGCTAACTGAGAGATAAGATCTTGGGCTTCAGCCATCTTATCCATATCGCCATTGTCATATGCTTCTTTTAGCATTTTTTTAGCGGATGAAGATTGGCTTTCTACACGACCACCATATTCAGCAATGTAGCCTTGGTCCAATTCAGATATGCGTTTTTTTAAGTCTTCATTCTGTTGTTGAACCTGCTGTGCGTATGTATATGCCGCTTCCGACTCTTCAAGAGCTTGTTTACGCTTTGCAGTTAGCTGATTAATGCGTTTTTTAACATTATCGCTATAGTTTTCTAATTCTGAAGATGTGTCTTCCTGTACATTTGTACTGGTTTCTTCTTCAACAGAGGTTTCAACAGGAGTATTGACAGGAGAATCAACATCAATTGATGGATTCTGCTCGTCTTCTACTTCAAAGGTAACAGTTTCCTGTTTCTCGTTATTTTCTACTAATTGGTTTTCAACCATTATAAGCTCCTAAATACACTATACATAAGAAATATCTGCGGGGTCAAGGATTGTGGCTATAACATTATCGTCATTTATAAGCCTAACTTCTAAACCATCCACTTTAAATCTATTTCCAGCATATCTTCCCATTAATACCCATGATTTCTCACCACACCAAGCTCCTGTTGGAAATTTATTTTCATCAGTGTAAGCGTCTGGGCCAACTTTAACAACGTAAGCCGCAACTGTTGCATGATTTTCACGATCACGCACAGCTTCAGGAATAATAATTCCTCCAGCGGTTTTTTGTTTCATATAGTAGGGAATAACAAGAAGCCTGTATCCAACAGGCATAGGGAGCCTGTCAATAGCAGATACATCCATAGCTGATGGATCTTCTGTGTTTTTGTTTTCTTCCGAAGGCTCAAAGCCTTTTGATATTGCTTCTGGGACTGCACTAGATTGTCCTGTAAGCTTACTTGATGCCATCCTCTCAGGGACGAATAGTTTTTTAGCCATCTTCTAGCTCTATGCCTTTCATCGCGGTTTTTATATGTTCCTCACACTGGGTCAGGCCGCGTATCTGCCCCACCATGAACCGATAGTCGGAGTAATCCTCTATCGCACCATCCGCCAACCGCTGCGTATAATCAGCTTTGTCTTGGCGTATGTTCTTTAATAAATATTCCGCAAGTACAATTGCGTCCATTACTTCTTACCAAAAAACTTTGTTGCCGCTCGTGTACCAAAGCTTGCGCTCACGATAACACCAAGCGTGTATCTGTAGTATTCAGGCATTTCCTGCAAAGCAGTAAACCCATCTGTAACAATGCTTCTACCCCACTCACCGCAGAAGGCAAGCACTAATGGGACTGAAAATAAAATTGTAAGCCACTCGTCTTTCCAGCTGCTGGCAGATGCGTCAGCCATTTTGAGATCCCAATCAATCTCCCCCGTGGCCTTCTTTTCCATGATAACAGCTTCAGCCTTGGCTTTAGCAACCTTTGCCCCTGTCTCAGCTTTCTTTGTTTCAACTTTTCCCTCAAGCCATGTGCTGGCGAGGTTTGCAATCGGCCCTATTAATGCTTGTATCATTGTTTTAACTCCAGCATCAGTTTTAATTTAGCTAACTCAATCTCAAGCTGATGAACCCTAGTAACTGTGTTCTGCACCGACTGAGGCGGCTCAAAATCATCTATCCAGTTATCGTTTTCTTCAACTTCTTCCATTGTAAGTTCAAGATTGTGTTCTAAAAAAGATATGCGTTCTGTTAAACCAAAGTAAACCCAAACACTAACGGCTGTGAAAGCAATCATGCTGATAAGGTTCCGTAAAGGAATAGTTATCTCGCTTGCTTCATTTAGCTTGGTGGCTGCTTGTTTCATCATTTCTTCTTTTTAGGTTTTAATACACCTTTAAGTGTCTTGGCCTGTTTAGCGTGCAATTTAGAAGCTTTATTAAGACCTTTAACAACTTTTTTTATTTTTCTTTTATTAACAAGCATTAGCTGTTCCTCATCTATACTATTAGTTTATTTCTTGGTAAAAAAAAGCGTAAACATCGCCAAATATATAAAAATGAGCAATTAGAAGTCCCGTCATTGCTGCAAATAAAGCAGTGTTTTTACCACTATTTAACAAGTTTTTAATTATATTCATAAGATTGCCCTCTCATAATTCATTATTTTTTAGCCATGTAAGCCTGTGCGCCAAAATAAAATCCTACGATAGATGCCTGACTTAAAAACAACATATCGCTTAAACTAGCTAGAAATGACAACCTGCTTTCTGGTATCCACGGTATAAGCGGCAAAAGTGCGAAACCAACCATACTAGAAACAGCAACCCAAGCCATTCGTTTTTGAGCATAAGCCTTCTCCTCACGAAGCTCTAATTCAAGCATGTCTTTAGCGTGAGATATTTCCTCATCAGTCACAGTGCCATCGTTATCTAAGTCAAGTTTTGCAAACCTAGAGTTTTCAGAAAGCTGTTTAGCCATTAGTACGTTTTAAACTTTCTTTTACGCGAGACACTACCTTGACCACGACATACTTCGCCGCCTTTGTTAAATCCAAAATCACGTTGACCAGTTTTTGTGTCATATTTAAAACCCTTTCTTCCTGCGTCCAGCGCCTCTTTCATTATTCTAAGCTGCTCCTTACTAAGGCCGCTTAAAGTTTGCGTTAAAGAGGGCTTGTTCTTTTTCATGATTTTTTCTTTTTAGCCGTTGTTTTTTTCTTAGGAGATTTACCGCCTACCCAAGCTTCATTAAATTCTTTTGTAGAAAGATCGTCAGATTTTAAAGTGCCGTCTTCATTTCTAGCACGAACAGGCTCCTCTTTTTTAATAGGGGCGCTTTCAGCTTTATCAGCAGAAAGAGCGTTCTCTTCCATTAAACGTGTTTGACGTTTTTTTTCTTTTTCTACTGCCATAAATTTTGCACGAACAGAACTTGCAGACATCACATTTTCCTTTGTAAGTTTGCCGCAGCAATATCTCGCTGGGTCTGGATTCTTTCTTCAGCTACGCGAGTTTTTTCGGATGTAGCCTCTTCACTTAGGTCAAGTCTTTGTTGAGCTAACAACACATCGTTTTGCTCTTTTTGTTTTTCAAGCTCTTGTTTAGCTTCAAATTGTTTTTCTCTAGCCTGTATTTCAGCGCCCTTAAGAGCCAGTTCCTGTTGTCTAATTGCAACAAGGGGGTCAGTTTGACTAGAATCAGCAGGGGAAACGGCTTGAGCGTACTGTTCAGTAAGCTCACCAATAAGCTCGGCTGCTCTATTTGCAATCTCTGCTTGCACTTGCTGACCCATTTGGGGGTTTTGTTGAAGCATCATTTGAGCTTCTGGCGCAAGCTGAGACATAACTTCTTGCTGTGCCTGCATTTCAGCCATCATTCCAAGATGCTCTTGTATGTGACCCTGCAAGGTCATAACAATAGTCGCGTTAGCCTGTGCTACAGGAGTTGACAAAATAGCAAGGTGAGCCTCGACATGAGCTTGGTGGTTTTGCTCTGGAAACGCTTGGATTCTTTGACCACGCATGGCTTCCTGATTTTCTTTAGCAGGATTCATGGGCTGTGGTTGTGCTGGAACAGGAAGTAAAGCATCAATGTTAGTTACACCAAGAGCCTCATACATATTTCTGTAAGCTTGGTACAGACCCTGCGGCCCACCATGTATCTCTGGGTTTGACTGAACTAATTGAAGCTCTGTCTGCGCCAAAGCAATGCGCTGAGACATAGAAAAGATGTTTGGGTCTGATACAGGCAGGACATCAATGCGGTCATCAAAATCTTGCTGCTTTATTTCTGGTGGTGCGCCTGGATTAGCATACGGATAAACAGGAGCGGTGTTTCTAGCAAATATATTTGCTAAAATTTTAAACTCTTGTTTTTGTGCGTAGTGAAGGCGTTTATGAATGGCTGACATAACCTTTGTGCCACGCTCCATAATCGCCATAGTAGTCCCTACAGGCGTTTCTCCACCCATTTCACCTATCTTCATGTCTGCCATAGACGCAAAGCGTCTACCAGCCTCTACAAGCCCACCTAAAAGGCTATACAGAGTTTGTGAGGGCTCTTTAAATGGCAGTGGCATAATAGACTGGCGTATATCCATGCCAGCGGAGTCTATATCTCTAAACTCCCCTGGCTGTAAAGGCTCATCTTCATCACGAATACGAGCGCCACGAGCCTTAAACCCAGCAGGTAAGTTTGAAAGAGTTCCAGCATCAATTAGCTGTCGCAGAATACTTGTAGAGGCTTGAGATAAGCCACCAATCATATGAGTTAACCCAAACCCATAAAACCCAAGGCCGGGCAAGAACTTGTAATGCACAAAATATGACTGCCTGCGCATGAATGGGTCCATCTCGTCATAATTTCTACGAATAGACAATATATCGCCATTGGACTCAAGGATTGTCACTATATACGGTATTTTTAATCCAGTAGGCTCTCCTTCTTCATCCATGTCCTCAAAGCCAGGAAGGTCTAAAGAGGTATGAACTTCATGCAAAACTAACTCTTCTGATCCAGAGCCAGAAAGCTGCACGCCTTGCGCATCATCAATTGCTTCTCTTACACCACTAAAATCTTCAGAGCTATATGAGCTGCCCGGAAGTTCTATATCTTTGTAAAATCCTGCAAGTTGCAACTTTAAAACTTCGTTCTTATCCATGCGGATAATATGAGTAATGCGTGGCGCAGTAAGTAAATCAGTCGCCCCATAAGGAACAACAACATCTTCAGCATGTACAAATTTACTAACAGGCCTTTGCATAAGGGGGTCAAAGTAAACTTTTTTAAAGGTTGAACCAACAATAGGTAAATAGAAGAGCATTTGATCCGTTTCAGGGTCGTATTCTTCCATTTCGTAGGTAATCATATAATTCATGTAGTCTTTAACACGTTGAGCTTGAGCAACAAGCTCTGGTGTCTCAGCACCCATAGTTTGAGTGCGAACAGGACCGCCAGATGGCAACATTTCACGATAAGCTTGAGCTTGAAACTGTGTTACAGACTCGGCAAGAAGCGGATGAACAACACCAGTCGCGCCTTCAAATGGCTGACTACGCTCTTCATAGTTCATACCAAGAAGCTCAATGCCTCTCTTATATGAATCTTCCCAGTCCTGACGAGAAGAAAGATCATCATCAATGTCAGAGGATAAATCAGATGCGATTGGTCCTAACTCACTCTCATCAACGTAATCTGCAAGATTCGCATCAAAAGGAACGTTTTCAGCTACCTCTACTTCTTCATCTATCTCGCCAATAATAGCGGAGCCGTCATCCATTTCAAGAATTCTAGGCTGCGCAGGAAACTCTATAATATCAAGTTCTGCTTGACCTTGAGGTATAACCTCTGGCTCACCAATCCCAGATCCTATTCCTTTTTCAATAGCCATTTCTAATCCCTTTTGATTAGTGAGACTGATCTCGGCGCTCTCATGAGAAGGGCATTAATCATGACAGCAAAGCCATAGATCAGCCTCTTTTTTAGTATAACACCAAAATCAAATAACATCACTTTATCTTAACTTTTCTAGGCGCACCCATGTAAGCCTTGCCCATACCACGAACTTCTCCGCCTTCCTTAAAGCCTGAAACCATTTTTTTAACACGTTTCTTATCAGAATCTGAAATGGTTTTTCCGCTTTCTTGCGTAACACCTGAAACCATTTTTTTAACACGCCTTCTATCAGAATCTGAAATGGTTTTCCCAGACTCTCTAGGGATTGAATCTACTTTCTTACGATCAGCGTCTGAAATAGTTTTTCCACCATCTTTAAAACCCTTAACGCCACGACCTTTAAGAATATCCTTTTTTGTAACCTTGCCGTCACCTGTTAAGTCAGGAAATGCAGCGCCGCCTTTTTTCATGCCAATAGCCCGTTTGCTTTTTAGGGATTTCATAGCTCGTTCTTCCTTTATGTCTTTATCTTGTGACGTAGCCAATGCGGTATCAAGGCTCTTGGAACCTCTCCTCATACGAGTCTCTCCACCTTCTTTATCCACGAAGCTCTGACCAGCGCCTAATATGAGGTTTCCTAGTCCTTTTGGAAAAACACGTTTTAATTGTTTTAAAGCCGATCTGTTTTTTTCACCAGCAGTTTTAGATTCCTCAAACTTTTCCAAGGCTGCGGCTTGTCTTTTAGTAAGCTGAGCAAAGCTCTCGTTTTCATTTGGCTTATTCTTTGCGGTTCTAGGCATTTAAAATACTCCTTTAAATCTTTGTGGACGGGCTATTGGACTAAATTTTTTTATCATGACGCTTTTTTTGCGCTTCTTCTTTTGAGGGCTAGGCTTAGGCTTCGATCCTATTCTTAGTGCCATTAGAAAGTGCCTTTGAATTTACCGCCACGCCCTTTAAGCACGGCTCCACCATTTTTGTAGCCAGGCGTAAAAGCTTTGACTGCATCCAGCATAGGATTAGTCTTGCCAGTTACAGCATCAATACGGTCCTGCATTGCCTTCTTTCGACCAGCTTCAATGCGAGCCAATGATGCGGCGGCAGCCGGACTTGCCTCATACGCTGCAATATCAAGCATCGCTTGTTCTAGCGCGCCTAGTTTTTGATTCTTTGGCATTAGAATGTCCCCTTAAAAGTTCCACCACGGTTTTTCATTACTGCACCACCATTTTTGTAGCGTTTGCTAGGCAAAGGCATTTTAGGATAATTTCCCATTTCTAAATCAAACTCATAATCAAGAATATCTAAAATCTTATCATCATCAATATTGTATTGAGGATTCTTGCGCATACGCTCTAACTGACGGCGGCGATTTGAACGAGCTTTTGGTGTATTAAACTTGCTCATCAGTAATACTCCCTGTTACTTCTATATGTCGCCAAATCATCGTCTTCATAATCATTACGGGTGCCAATAAAGCCACCCTGCCTGAACCTTAGTATAGCCTGAGTCATCGAATCCGCCAAGTCATCATGTTCTCCATTAGGAAACGAGGCGCATTCCTCCATGACTTCTTCAGCCCACCTTGTCTCTGGACACCACACCATGCCTGACTCAAATACAGGGGCGCAAGCGTTCATGCGAGAGAACTTATCTGCACCCCTACCCGGTGTAAAACCACTAACAGGTATGCCCATTTTGCGCAAATCTTGTGTTAATGGCGTTCCAGATGCCTTTTGCTCAATCAGCACCATGTCTGGCTCGAACTCTTGGTACAGGCGCATTGCTGCGTCTTTAAGCTCTGGAAACTCCCACCTACCTTTTTCAGCGTCCAGCAATATGATTGCCGCTTCATCACCTTCGTTAGGATAAAACACCCCCCAAGTCGTAATAGCCGAATAATCCGCTCTTTCAGACTTGGTGAAGGCCGTATCATACGATTGGATGATGTAATCAACGCGAGGAGGATCATCATGCTCCCATACATTCCACCACTCCCTTTTAATAATTGCACCCTCTTCAGCAGTTGGGTTCTGAAGATATTGTGCGTTCCACTTAGCTACAGGAATAGAAGCTCTAACGCCTTCTAGCTCTTCCCTGCTCCAAAATTCGGGCCACAACACGTTGTCTGTTTCGGGAAATATCGCAGGAAACTCCACTACTTCCCAATTGTCTGCTCCGCCCTCTGCCTGCTTCGATAGAACTTTGGCTGTCAAATCGCGGATACTCCACCGCGTCATCACAATGATTATTGCTCCGCCCGGCTGTAATCTCTGTCTTGGACCTGATGTGTACCATTCGTAGATATTATCCAACGCGGTAGGGGACAACGCATCCTGCTCAGAAACAGGATCGTCAATAATACATAAGTTCGCACCACGACCAGCCAATGCACCGCCTACACCAACAGCGTAATACTCACCACCCTCATTCGTTGACCAGCGACCACTAGCTTTAGCATCTCTAGCCAATTCCATTGTTGGAAACACATCACGATATATATCGCTGTCTAATAGGTTTTTAACCTTACGACCAAAACCCACAGCAAGTTCAGCCGTGTGCGTTGCCTGAATAATTTTTGTGCTAGGGTTTTTACCCATAACCCACGCAGGAAACAAATAGCTGGCAAACTCAGACTTCGTGTGTCTTGGCGGCATATTTACAATCAAACGCTTTAATTCACCATTGGCAACACGCTCTAGCTTTTCCGCAAAAATCTTGTGATGATTGCCTGCAATAAATGAAGGCCACACATAATTTACAAATTCTAAAAAACTTGTCTGGTGACTTTCACGATTATGTATTTCCTTGTACTTATCTAAATGCTTCCCTAGTGACTCAATCTCTGCGTCAGTAAGAAACTCAGTAGGTATGTCAAGTACACTGTCCATTTAACTACGCTACTGGCTGTAACGCCTTTAAAAAGTTATCTGCTGCTTGATCCAAAGAAGATGTTACAGAGCCACCTTCTTGTAACCGCAGTGGGGCTCGTTGACCTTGCTGGTTTAACATCTGCTGGAAAAACGAAGCGTTAGAAGCTACAGAAGGCGCAAACTGCCCAACAGTATTTATGCCATATCCAACTGGACCTTGCATAGATGGAATGTTTTGTTGACGATTAGATGCAACAACAACAGGTGGAGCAATATATGGACTTGCTGTATTCGTTGACCCTGATGAATTATCAACAGTTTTGGACTCGTCGATAGGCGTACATACACCATTTACAAGACTATAGCCTGTTGGACAAGGATCATTAGGAGCTTTCACACGAGGTATGAAGTCGTTTTCTGGCTCAGGAGGACCGCTTATATCAGTCAACCCAGTATATACACCTCGCTTTAATAGATCCTCTGTAGTTTGCGGTGGACCGCCTATTAAATTCTGAAGACCTCTAGTAAGCGGTCCCAACAAACCTATGCCGCTTCCAACTGAACCAACTATTTCACCATCTTTAATCTCATACCCATAAGGCTTGTCTCCAGCCATTTGAGCAAGATCCATGTAGAAAGGCTGACTTGCTCTTTGTGCCTCCGTCAAACCACCCAGATTTCTAGATACCGTAACACCGTCTGGCCTTGTGAACGTCTTAAGCCTATCTGGAAGATCGTTGGTGTAACCAGAACGATTAGGGTCTGTAAGAACCCGTTGCTCCATATCTGTTTCAGCGTCAACCATGTTGGGTTGCGCCCTTGCCGCAGCAGCATCTTTGTTATACTGGTCTTGAAAAGCGTCCATTATGCCTTTACTACGAGCAGATTCTGCTAACGCTCTTTCCATGTCAGATCTTGTATCAACATCAAAAACCGTGTCAGGAAGCGTGATACTTGGTATACCACCTTGTTGCGCGACTTGTTGCGCCCTCGATACAGCGTCAGATAAAGGATCGGGTGGAGTAACACTTTGTTGAAGAAGGTCTGTTGTGAGTCCCCTATAGTCCAATAAAGAGGAGCCATCAGGCAGGGCAGTTGTATTAATATTTCCTCCAACCGACTCCTCATAATTTGGATTACGGTCATATATGCTGACGGGATTTTCTCGCAGAGAAGGGTTTAACCGAATGTCTCCTTCGTCTATTGTCTTTGTATCACCAAATAACTCGTCATTAAGACCAGGGTTTAAACGAAGATCCCCTTCGTCTATTGTTTTTGTATCACCCAATACATCCATTTTAGCGTCTTCAATTTTGTTCTTAATTGAATCTGGTACAAACGTCATAGGCTGTTGAGCCGTAGGGTAACTAGAAGCAATAACCTGACCAGTCTGAGGATTGACATCTACTTTGCCACCCTTACTAGAAATGTCCTGCGCTAAAAGATCATTTATCTCTAGACCAAGAAGGTTTTGAACTTCTGGTGTAACCCCTTGACCGCTAGTTGAAGCTATTGATCGGTCTGATGATCTAGCTGCGTCATCAATTAAATCAGATACACGCTGCTGAACAGTTCTGGTGTCAAGTGGCAAATCAGGAGAAGCAAATTCATCTATAGCTGGTGGAGTGGGAACCCTAGTAGGCGCAAAGATGTCAATAGGCGCAAAGATGTCATTAGCTGGATCATTAGCGCTAATTAACTGAATGTCGCGAACAGCTTGTGCCTGCTCTTCTGCTCTCTGCTGCTGGTTTATAGCATCCGCTATTCTGTCGTAGCCACCTTGGTCGCCACCCATGAAACCAGAGTCATCACCACCACCACTACCATCATCAGTGCTATCACCACCGCCAAAACCACCGCCTACATCATCAGAGTCAGACCCAAAGCCACCATCAAAAGAGGAATCTGGATCCTCATCGCCATCATCTTCTGCATATGACGGAATACCCATAGGGCCAGCCTCGCCAGATCCACCCAAAGCCTTCAAAATACCAGCTTCATCTGGCGTAATGTAAGACAGCATATGGTCCTGACCACGAATTTCTGTACGGCGCGGCGGAACACCCCCGCCACCCTCAAAGCCCGTAGGAGCAGATGGTGCCATCATAGGAGAGGAATACATAGGATCAAATATATCAACGCCGCCGCCCATAGCTAAACGAACTGGCTGCTGTTGCATGAGAGGCATCATAGGCTGGGGCTGAGGTTGAGGCTGCATCGGCATAATCGCTGAACGCTGCTTCATAAAGTTCTTAAAATTAGCCCTTTGATTTGGCATTGTACGAATGTCTAATGCCTGTGGCTGCGGTTGCGCCGCCTGTGGCGGTGCCATTGGCCCCATGTAGCTTGTCATGTTCTACTCCCATGCGGTAAATACATGGAGCCAATACTACGCCATTAGTCAAACTTTGACAACAGGTACTCAAGTTCAGATTTAGATTGCCTTAAAATCTTGTCTAAAGTGAGGTTTAAAGCGAAAACAGCGTCTGAACCATCCGTAGTAGACAAGGCCTCGCACAGACGATTAATACGGTCCCTATCAAAATCACTTAACGAACCTGATGGTGGCTCCATAACCTCAGAACTACTTCGCTCCATCCAACGAGTGGATAACTCTATAGAACGAGGTATGTCTTGATCGCCGCTCTCGTAATAACAATACATACGATGACTTACACCCAAGGCACGAGCCATCGCTGTTTGTGTCATGCCAAGATCCTTGCGCCTGTTCAACAAAGTCTTGTTGTCCCACATACTGTAGGATTCTTTAGCCTTGTACATCACTGACCTCCTCTAGCATACCAGCAGAAATCATGTCAGCAGTCAGATGAGACACACTATCACACCTCATTGGCTTGCCACTCCAGTCACACGCAGCAGACGCAGCTGTTCTTAACCAAGCCCCTGGCTCTCTGTCAGCCATAAAATACAACTTCTTCCACGCATCTAAAAACCCCTCTGGGCTATCAGATTCAAACTCAATCGGCTCTCCGCCGACATTTAACGAATATTTAGTCATTTGCATCTCCTTCATAGCTATCGCTTCCCCAAGATTTATTGCCGTAAATTTGAACTGCTAATTGCATCATTTTGGTAAGCTCTTTAATGGAACAATCAACTGCATCTGCTTGAGATGTACCGTCTGGGGCCAAGCACCATTCTAACTCTCTATCAAGATAATGTTGACACGACTTAACAAAGTCTTTGTATTTAGGAATTTGTTGTAAAAATTCATCCTCATTCCAAAGGTATTCATTGTCATCTTTGTCTGTGGCATCTTTATCCCATCCGTGGTCTTGTGGACTAAATCCATTACCAACACACACAATTTCTTCCCAGAAAAAAGTAATAGACTCTTTTTCTTCTTCTGCGTATTTATGTTCAACGACAACTTCAGCATGGTCAGCTTGATATACTTCGCGCAAGTCAACGCTTTTGCTGTGTTCGTAAATGGCTGGCATACATACCTTTTGGTATTCTGGTGAATAGAATGTGGCAATGCTATCTCTGTCAGCTTGATTTGCTTGCACAGCATCATCCCAACCAAGTAGGTCTGGTTTACCCTTGCTATCAAACTCTGGAAGTACAACATTGCTGTATTCTATATAAACCTCTGTGGATTTATATTTTCTTACGGTATCATTCTTGAAAACGATCCAGTTAGTCATTTACCCCTCCTTGTTATCTTCATTGATAAACTTAATGCAAAGACTGCAAATGGTCAATAAAAATATGTTGTAAAATTTTTTTTTAAAATTTTTTGGTGGTTGTTTGCGGTGAACTTGGCGTAAGTGCCTCCTCCGATAAACACAAAAAAAGGGGGGGACCATATCCCCCCCTTATCCCGATTTTTTGATCTTA